GTCCTGCGCAGATCGAAATGATGCGGCTTTGGATGCGCACAGGGCGGCGCATGCCTCTGATCTCGCGCTCGGGCCACTTCTATGGTTTCTATCTCATCGAAGAGCTGGCGGCAGAGAAGACCCATGTGCTGCCCAATGGCACGTTCCAAAAAATCACAACACAAATCACGCTAACCCGCGCGCCAAGCGGCTTTAGCATATTTGGCATTCAAGTGTTCTGATATGACCTCAGCGCTCCCCTTGTTCAATGTCCCACTCGTTAAGGAAATCACGCAATTGACCGAAGAACGCGCCGAACTGGCTAAGCGTATCAAAGGCCTGCCACCCGCATCACACCGTCGTATTGCACTTGAGGATCGTCTCAAAAGACTGACATGCCAAGCGCTGCAAGCAGAATGTGAACTGACAAGAAGGGGGGAAAGATGAACTGATGTATCATGCTGTGGCTTACAAAGTTAGCCACACTGTATCGGGCCTTAGTGATTGATCCGTGGATCGAACGCTAACGGAAGGCCAAGGGGCGCTGTAACGCCCCTCGACACGGGGCCAAGTTCTCACACAAGACCCCGCCGACCCAAGTAACCTCAAGGCCGCTTCCACCCTACGTAGGGAAGGCCAAACTGAGGTGAGTCGCCCATATGAGGCAAGAGGAAATACGATGCACGAGCTGTGCAAAGCTGTTATTCAAGATGGAACCGAACGGGCTGGTGGGCAATTTGTCGATCAAGTGCACCCGCTGTCGGGCTATCAATATCTTGAGGCCAACCCAGAGCCCCAAACCAGAACGCCCAGAGCGCGATGGAAAGGAGGCCCCATGTGGCTATTCATCCCCCCAAAAGACATGACGAACTTCTCGGCATCAGCCTTTGCGCCGGTGTCGGCGGACTTGATCTCGGAGTGCATATCGCAGAACCCCGATATCGCACTGTGTGCTTTGTCGAGCGAAACAGTTTTACCGCGGCCGCTCTCGTGGCGCGGATGGCAGACACGTCCCTGGCACCGGCACCTGTTTGGGACGATCTCAAATCCTTCGACGGCCGACCATGGCGCGGCCGCGTTCATATCCTCACTGCCGGTTACCCATGCCAGCCCTTCTCGCTCTCGGGGATCAGACAAGGCGAGAACGACCCCCGCCACCTATGGCCGGATGTCGCGCGGATCACGGGCGAGATCGCGCCCGAGTGGGTGTTCTTCGAGAATGTCCCCGGCCATCTCACCCTTGGCTTCCAAGACGTCACCCGAGACCTTCAGGCAATGGGCTACAGGGTTGCAGCGTGCGTCGTATCAGCGGCGGAAGTCGGCGCATCGCATACCCGCGAAAGGCTCTTCATTCTGGCCCACGCCGACATTCAAAGGATCAGGCAATCGGGCTTGCATCGTGGGGTCACCAGCGGGCATCCAGTTCAAGACAGATCAGAACCAAACCGGATCACAGATCGGGATCAAGAATGCGGCCAGCGCATGGACGCTAATGTGGGAGTTGATGACGGCTGCGGGCTGGACACCACAGCCCTTCCGATCTTCCCACCGCTTCCGGGTGATTTTGATCAATGGGGAGAAATACTCAGAGCATCCCCTGAGCTTAAACCCTGCGTTCACGGATTGGATGATGGGTTGGCCTTCGGGATGGACCGATCCGCTGCAGCCGGTAACGGAGTGGTCCCATTGGCTGCGGCGCATGCGTATTGCACTTTGCGCGCTCAACTCCGACAATGACACAATCAAACAGTTATTGGAGAATTAGAATGCGTTTTCTGTTTTTTGCTATTTTGGCTTTTTCGTTTTCGCCCGTATTAGCGGCGCCAACTAATACCTGTCTGAAAGAAAATATATATCTTAGCGCCGGACCTATCACCAAGGGCAACGATGCGTTGAAATATGAATTGACGATCAAAAATGGCCTTTCCATTGATCTTGGAGGGGTAATTATAAGATACGAATTGTGGTCAAAAGATCGGCCAACGTCATTAGCAAGTGGTTATGCAGATATCGCCCATACGATACGCGGAGGATTGCTATCGGGTGAGACGGCCGCGCTTGAAACATTTATTGGCCTCCGGGATAGGGAAATGTCTCTCGCAATTCAATCCACTGAGTTGACCGTGCTTTTAACATTAGAAAACGCCGCAGATCTTGAGCAACGCCCAATTGCTGATGGATACGATCCTTTCAACCTTTGGAGCCAAGATCGCAGTGAACGTCATTGCGAAAGGAGGCCGGAGTAACCGGAAACTATCAATGCCAGACACATACCGCACCATTGAAGGGGACATGATCGACGCCATTGCCTATCGGCATTATGGCCACCATAACGGCACGACTGAGGCCATTCTTGAAGCAAATCGTGGGCTGGCAGCACAGCCTATGATCCTGCCAGACGGCCTTATCATCACATTGCCTGATATCGACGATACCAAAGCGATCCAGACGGTGAAGCTCTATGATTGAGGCATTACTCAGCCCAGTTCTTAGCTCCAGCGCTCTGACACCAATCTTCGAGATTTACGTCGATGGCGCGCTTTTCCCGCCTGCGCGGGTGTTGCGCATCGAGGTCACGGATGCAGCCGGGTTTGAAAGCGATGAGCTTACGCTTGAACTGGACGACACACCGCCCCAGATCGCGCGGCCGCGGGAAGGTGCGAAGTATGAACTGAGGCTGGGTTATCTTGAGTGGGGGCGTCCGATCTATGTCGGCACCTACGTCTTCGAAGAGATCGAGCGCAACGGTTATGAGCGCAAATTGACGCTGGTTGCCAAAGCGGCCGATCATGCCGAAACCCTCAAAGAACCAAAGACCCGTGCTTGGGAAAAGATGACCTTTGAGGACATAGCCGGCACAATCGCACGGGAACACAATTTACAGCTGGCGATCGCGGATGCGCTGGCCAGTCATTTCATCCCATATGCAGCTCAGACCGAAGAAAGCGACCAGCACTTCCTGACACGCATGGGCCGCAAGATTGGGGCTGTCATCGCGCCCAAGGACGGGCGGCTTTTGGTGACAGAGCGCAGGTCTGGCAAAACCGCGTCGGGTAAAACCATGCCCACGATCTTTATCACACCAGACAACTTGCTCGCCGACAATGCCTACTTCGTGCGGATCAAGCCGCGCTCACGGTATTCCAAAGTGATCGCCAAATGGCAGGAC